ACCTGTGGGATATCCGGTGGCTTAGAGAACGTGCGAGGAAAACAAGGTGATTGACCAAAATCGAAGTTACGAACAAGGAAGTGTCGAGCGAGCTTTAACGTGCGCTAACTGCGGTCAGAAGCTGCATGTGCTGGAAGTTCACGTGTGTGAGCACTGCTGCGCAGAACTGATGAGCGATCCGAATAGCTCGATGCACGAGGAAGAAGACGATGAGTGATTTCTCTGAGCTTATTTCCTTCAAAAAAGACAGAGAAGAAATGCGGACTGAATCTGTCTATTACGTTCAACACCGGAATAAACGCTCGGTGCTTGATCAGGAGTTGGTTATTACCGGAGACCAGGCATTCAGAACATATAAGGCCAGCATGGAAATGAAGGATTTCCCTAAATGTGGTTCTGAAAGAGAAGCCGCGTTAAAGCTGGCTGAGTGGATGCAGAGAATGGCTGCTGCAATTGAGAATTACTGGAGTGAACCATAATGGCTAACCTACGCAAAGAAGCACGCGGCAGAGAATGCCAGGTACGTATTTACGGAATATGCAATGGTAATCCTGAAACTACAGTTCTGGCACATTACCGGATGGCTGGAATTTGCGGAACGGGAATGAAGCCTGACGACCTGATCGGCGCATGGGCTTGTAGTGACTGCCACGCGGAGATCGACCGACGCACCCGGATTCTCGACAACAAAGACGCCAGACTTTACCACCTCGAAGGCGTGATCAGGACGCAGGCGATACTGCTGAAGGAGGGGAAGATTAAGTCATGAACGAATATCAGTTTGTGCTTCCATACCCGCCGTCGGTGAATACCTACTGGCGAAGACGGGGAAGCCAATACTACATCAGCGATAAAGGCCAGAAATACCGAAAAGACGTTCAGCAAATCATCCGCCAACTTAAGTTAGACATTTTCACCAAATCACGACTCCGCATCAAAGTCATCGCAGACGTTCCAGACTCCCGCCGCCGCGACCTCGACAACATCCTGAAAGGTTTACTCGACTCCCTTATCCACGCCGGATTTGCGGAAGACGACGAGCAATTCGATGACATTCGCGTAATTCGTGGTGTGAAAGTGCCAGGCGGACGGCTTGGAATAAAAATCACCGAACTGGAGAACGTATGAACGCCACAATTCAAACGATACCAGAGCTTCTTATCCAGACACGAGGCAATCAGACCGAAGTGGCGAGGATGCTTTCCTGTGCAAGAGGAACAGTGCTCAAGTACAACCGAGACAGCAAAGGCGAACGTCACGTAATAGTTAACGGCGTCCTGATGGTCAAACAGGGCAAGAGAGGAAGACGATGAGCATAAGAGAACTAAACCTCACCAAAGAACAGCACGAGTGGCTGAATGGCTGGCTTGAACTGTGGGGCGCATGGGTTTATTCAGGTCGTCTGGAAAAGCGCATGAGCAGCGTAATAGCGAAGTTCATGGAGAGCGTAGAGCCGGGAAGAGTTATGACAAGGCCAATGTGTAATGATGATGATGGAATGTTGATTTCTCAGGTCGTCGATTCCGTCATGTACATTGACAAAAAAGCCTTTGGAATCCTCCTCAGCTACTACGCTCATGGCTCTTCCAGGCACGCCATTGCATCTTACTATCATCGCGTCGCAAGACCTCGCAAGATGTTATGCCGTGGCGGCGGGCGCATTCAAAAACCATCGCTCGCAACCTGTCGACGGGAAGTTGACGAAATCCTTAATGCCTCGTTGTTTATGATTTACCCGGTTCTGGATAGTGCGTTTAAAAATCGGAAACGTGTAGAGAAAATTAAACATGTAGCATAGAACGTGTTGACATCATTGAGCAAATGAGCAACACTATTGGCATAAGCTGCCGTTAGTGACTCTTAAGTTGCAACGGTGGCTTTTTTTATTTGGGTCAGTCGTATAAAGGTCATTACGGAAGGCTGTTAACCTTCTTATCGTGGTTCGAGTCCACGCTGTCCCGCCAAATATGCTGGTTTAGCTCCAATGGTAGAGCAGTCGCCTTGTAAGCGAATGGGTAGCGGTTCAAGTCCGTTAACCAGCACCATAACTGAGCCGTAGCCACTGGCTATCCTGAATTCATCAGTGATAGTTACGCTGCGGCCTTCTTTTTTCCCCTTCCCAATATAAGAACTACGCAATCCGTTACTGGCGGAGGCGTTGCTATGAAATCAATGGACAAAATCTCAACTGGCATTGCCTACGGAACATCTGCTGGTAGTGCGGGATACTGGTTTTTGCAGTGGTTGGATCAGGTCAGTCCGTCACAGTGGGCTGCGATTGGAGTGCTTGGAAGCCTTGTCTTGGGTTTTCTCACTTATCTGACAAATCTGTATTTCAAAATCAGAGAAGACAGACGAAAGGCTGCGAGAGGTGAATAATGCCTCCATCATTACGAAAAGCCGTTGCTGCTGCTATTGGTGGCGGGGCTATTGCCATAGCATCTGTGTTAATCACTGGCCCAAGTGGTAACGATGGTCTGGAAGGTGTGAGACATAATCCTTACAAAGACATAGTTGGTGTATGGACGGTATGTTACGGGCATACAGGAAAAGACATCATTCCCGGTAAAACGTATACCGAAGCAGAATGCAAAGCCCTCCTGAATAAAGACCTTGCCACGGCCGCCAGACAAATTAACCCGTACATAAAAGTTGATATACCGGAAACAACGCGCGGCGCTCTTTACTCGTTCGTTTACAACGTGGGCGCTGGCAATTTCAGAACATCGACGCTTCTTCGCAAAATAAACCAGGGCGATATCAAAGGCGCATGTGATCAGCTACGTCGCTGGACATACGCTGGCGGTAAGCAATGGAAAGGTCTCATGACTCGTCGTGAGATTGAGCGTGAAATCTGTTTGTGGGGTCAGCAATGAACAGAGTAACCGCGATTATCTCCGCTCTGGTTATCTGCATCATCGTCTGCCTGTCATGGGCTGTTAATCATTACCGTGATAACGCCATCGCCTACAAAGACCAGCGCGATAAAGCCACATCTATCATCTCTGATATGCAGAAGCGTCAACGTGATGTAGCTGAACTCGACGCCAGATACACAAAGGAGCTTGCTGATGCTAACGCGACTATCGAAAGTCTCCGTGCTGATGTTTCTGCTGGTCGTAAGCGCCTGCAAGTCGCCGCCACCTGTGCAAAGTCAACGACCGGAGCCAGCAGCATGGGCAATGGAGAAAGCCCAAGACTTACAGCAGATGCTGAACTCAATTATTACCGTCTCCGAAGTGGAATCGACAGGATAACCGCGCAGGTTAACTACCTGCAGGAGTACATCAGGACGCAATGCCTGAAATAATTTTTTTTGCAAATCACAAAGTCAATTTAATGAGCCTCGCGATGCGGGGCTTTTTTTACATCTGAATTTCACAGCGCATCTCACGCGCATATTACATCACCCGAGCCTTTCAGAAAGTTGAGCCTGAGAACTGCCGTATATGGTGGCGACCATCTCGGGGCGGCTTTTCTGTGAGACAGGCTCACTTTCTAAAAGGTAAAGACGCTATGAACCAATTAGAAGAAAAGCTTCAAAGAATGATTTCCTTATACAAGGAAGATAACTGCCAAAAAGTTCCTGAAAACATCGCAGAGTTAATGGAATTGGCAAGTGAATTTTCTGGCATGCTTAAGTCGTCAGGTGTTCGGTCAGCGTTCTTTGTTGAAATGCTGATGCACGGCGGACTTATGGCAACAATGAGACGTGTAATGGAAGACCAGAGAAAAGAACCTCCTCAGGTATACGTTTTGTCATCGAAGAAAACTGGGCTAACCAAAATTGGGTATTCATCCAACATTCCACAACGCATCAAATCGCTTGGCAACTCTGGACCAGACTGCTTGAAGCTTGAGTGCCTGATCCCTGGTGGAAGAGAAACTGAAAACATGCTTCATCGCAAATTTGCCGCAAAGAGAAAGCACGGTGAATGGTTCGCCCTGTCCAAGGATGACATTGAGGGATTGAAATCTGTAGCGATTACTTCTGATGGCTATTAATGCTTGTTTAGAGCAATTTTCATAACAACTCTTCATTACAAAGCCCATCTACTGGTGGGCTTGATAATGAAACCGTGATTTACATCCCCACAATCCGGGTATGTAAAAGATAGTTCAGGCGAGAACGGATTTAACTAAATCTGTGCGCCACCAGTTAACGGCAGTACCACGAAACAACCCAAGCCAGTAAGTGGGGAAGTAACACTGGCAGCCACTGAAAGATGAACCTCCAGCCTTATGGCAAAAAAGATTCTTTGTGGTGGCGGACTGATGGAAAGACATCCTAATCAAGCAACTACTCTACAGGGTCATAATTATGAACGACCAGCAAATCGAAAAAGAAATCGTTGAGAAAGGCAAAACGGCACCGCGAATCACCCCGCAGCACATCGAAGACGTGATTAAAAGCGAGCATTACTTTACTGCTTATGATGGACGAAATGGTGCCATTTCCAGCAACGAATATTGTGGCAGGGAAAAACCAGAAGAAGGCGATCGTGATTTATCACCATTGAAGTTGCTCACTTTCTGCGTACTGGTGCTGAAGAATGGCTTCACCGTCACCGGAGAGAGTGCCTGTGCAAGCCCGGAAAACTTTGATGCAGAAATTGGTCGGAAGATTGCCCGGCAAAATGCTGTAAACAAAATCTGGATGCTCGAAGGTTACTTGCTGAAGCAGAAGCTAAGCGAACAGTAGTTATTACAAAAGCCATTCCCTACAGAGTGGCTTTGATAATGGCTTATACCCTACACGGGATAACTTAACTGATATCCCTTTTAACGGATAAACGGAGCCAACAATGGCAGAGATTATTCCCATGACTGAAGAACAGAAATTCCAGTTAGAGATTTACAAGCTGGTCATGAACCAGAACGCATCCGCGGAGGAAGCATTTCAATTCATTGGCACTGACGAACTGAAGCTTGAGCTATTCAAAATTCACTTCCAGTCAGGTGGCGCTAATTCAGATATCACGACCCGAACTATCGAAGCGGTGCGTAAATCGAAGGAAGCGTTAGACCTGTTCACTACCGGAGCATAAACATGGCGCGCCCAACAAAGTATCAAGAGGCGTATGCCGAACAGGCACGCAAACTGTGCTTGCTGGGCTACACCGATGCAGAACTTGCTGATTTCTTTGAAGTCAGTGAGTCAACTATTAACAAGTGGAAGCTTGATTATCCTAAGTTTTCGGAGTCCATAAAAAAGGGTAAGGCCGTCGCTGATGCAGAAGTTAGTGACCGTCTTTATCAACGCGCTATGGGCTTCGTGGCTCCAGACATCGATATTCGTGTTATTGAAAACAGAATTGTCGAAACTCCGCTTGAGAAGTATTACCCGCCTGATACAACCGCCGCCATCTTCTGGCTTAAGAACCGACAGAAGGATAAATGGCGCGACAAGGTTGATCACGAGCTAACAGGCAAAGACGGCGGCGCAATTCAGATTGAAACATCACCGATGAGCACTCTATTCGGAAAATGACCTCGATTAATCCTATCTTTGAACCGTTTATTGAGGCGCATCGCTACAAAGTCGCCAAAGGCGGTCGAGGTAGCGGTAAATCATGGGCAATTGCGAGGCTGCTTGTTGAAGCGGCGCGTCGGCAGCCTGTGCGTATTCTCTGCGCTCGTGAACTGCAAAACAGTATCAGCGATTCGGTAATCCGGTTGCTTGAAGACACCATAGAGCGGGAAGGGTATTCGGCTGAGTTTGAAATTCAGCGTTCAATGATTCGTCATCTCGGAACGAATGCTGAATTCATGTTCTACGGCATCAAAAACAACCCGACGAAGATTAAATCGCTCGAAGGCATTGATATCTGCTGGGTGGAAGAAGCGGAAGCGGTAACGAAGGAATCATGGGATATCCTGATACCAACCATCCGCAAGCCGTTTTCCGAAATATGGGTGAGCTTTAACCCGAAAAACATCCTCGACGATACCTATCAGCGATTCGTAGTAAACCCTCCCGATGATATTTGTCTGCTGACGGTGAACTACACCGACAACCCGCACTTTCCTGAAGTTCTCCGTCTGGAGATGGAAGAGTGTAAACGCAGAAACCCGACACTGTATCGTCACATCTGGCTTGGTGAGCCAGTAAGCGCAAGTGATATGGCAATCATCAAACGTGAATGGCTTGAAGCCGCAACCGATGCGCACAAGAAACTCGGATGGAAAGCGAAAGGCGCTGTTGTCTCTGCGCATGACCCATCAGATACAGGGCCAGATGCTAAAGGTTATGCATCGCGTCACGGTTCGGTAGTTAAGCGCATTGCCGAAGGTCTGCTGATGGACATCAACGAGGGTGCTGACTGGGCTACTTCGCTGGCAATTGAAGACGGCGCTGACCATTACCTGTGGGATGGTGATGGTGTCGGTGCAGGGCTACGCAGACAGACAACGGAAGCATTCTCCGGCAAGAAAATTACCGCCACGATGTTCAAGGGCAGCGAATCGCCATTCGATGAAGATGCGCCTTATCAGGCCGGAGCATGGGCTGATGAAGTCGTGCAGGGAGACAACGTCCGCACTATTGGCGATGTTTTCCGCAATAAGCGAGCGCAATTCTATTACGCGCTGGCTGACAGGCTGTATCTGACATATCGGGCGGTTGTTCACGGTGAGTATGCAGACCCAGACGACATGCTGAGTTTCGACAAAGAAGCGATAGGCGAGAAGATGCTGGAGAAGCTGTTTGCAGAACTTACGCAGATTCAGCGCAAATTCAATAACAACGGGAAGCTGGAGCTTATGACTAAGGTCGAAATGAAGCAGAAGCTCGGTATTCCATCTCCTAACCTGGCTGATGCGCTGATGATGTGTATGCATTGCCCGGAGTCGGCTGCGCAACCCGACTATTCCAGTTACTCAATTCCTTGTGGTGTAGGTTGATATGGCAGAAAAAAAGATGACTGACTGGCATCGCAAGGTGCTGTGCAACTTTGATAATGCCTGGTCAGCAACGCAGGATATGCGTGAGCAGATTATTGAGGCTCAACGTTTCGTCCGGGTATCCGGCGCACAGTGGGAAGGCAGCACAAACGCTGGTTACTCATTTGATGAAGGCAGGTTTGAGCATTACCCGCGCTTTGAACTGAATAAGATTGCCCGTGAATGTGATCGCATCATTGGCGAGTATCGACAGAATCGCATCAGCGTTAAATTCAGGCCGAAGGATGACAAGGCATCGGAAGCGTTAGCCGAAAAGATGAACGGCAAATTCCGCGCTGACTATCAGGAAACATCAGGTGGCGAAGCGTGTGATAACGCATTTGATGATGCTGTAACGGGCGGATTCGGTTGTTTCCGCATGTGTGCCGATTACGAAGATGAAATGGACCCAAGTAACGAGCAGCGACGCATCAGCATTCTTCCTGTTTACGACCCGGCGACATGCGTCTTCTTCGATCAGGACAGCAAACAATATGACCGCTCTGATGCTATGTGGGCTATGGAAATGTTCTCCATGACGCCTAAAGCGTTCGAGGCTGAATACCCTGATTCCATTGCGGCAAGCCTTTCTCGGGATGACACTGGTACTCAGTATGACTGGTCAACGCCTGACGCCATCTATGTTGGACGTTACTACGAAGTTCGCATAGAGAAGGTGAAGCTCACGGCGTGGCGCAACCCTGTTAGCGGAGAAACGGCAATCTATGATGAAGAGCAAATCAAAGATATTGTCGACGAGCTGACCGATGGTGCATTCGAACTGATTGGCGAGAGAACGGTGAAGAAACGCCGAGTTTATTGCGGTCTTCTTTCTGGCGCTGAATGGCTGGAAGAACCGAAGCGTATTCCTGGCGAACATATTCCTCTCATCCCGGTATATGGGCGTCGCTCATTTGTTGATAATCAGGAGCGAATCGAAGGCCACGCAGCAAAAGCGATGGATGCACAGCGTCTTGAGAACCTGATGGTTTCCATGATTGCAGATAACGCTACTCAGGCTGGCGGTGATGGCATTCCTATCGTGGATGTTGATTTCATTCCCGGTCCATTAATGAATCACTGGGCAGAGAGGAATAAGAAAAGACCTGCAGTTCTTCCCATGACCAGCAAGAAGGACAAAAACGGAACGGTCATTTCAGAGGCTCAGGTTGCTGGCTGGACACCTCCGACACAAATGCCTCCTGCTCTTGCCGGGCTATTGCAGTACACCGGAACGGCTATTCAGCAAATTACAGGTGCGTCGCAGCTTGAGAACATGCCGAGCAACGTCGCTACCGATACCGTTGATAGCATCTTTAATCGGATGGACACGCAGTCCTATATCTACATGGACAACATGGCTAAATCCATGCGCCGTGCTGGCGTCGTGTGGCTTTCTATGGCTCGTGAAGTCTATGGCAGCGATACGCCAATGCGCATCGTTAATGAGGATGGCAGCGATGACGTGGCGCTGATGACTGGTGAAGTGGTTGACCGTCAGACAGGGCAGGTTATCGCGCTTAACGACCTTTCGCAGGGTAACTATGAAGTGACTGTCGATGTCGGTCAGTCGTTCGCTACTCGCCGTGATGCAACGGTTAAGTCGTTACTTTCCATGCTGGCACTTATCCCACCAGGAACGCCGAAGCACGACCTTGTATCGTCGATGATTCTCGACAATATGGACGGCGAAGGGATGGACGACCTTAAAGAATACAACCGCAATCAGTTGCTTCTGTCTGGCGTTATCAAGCCGAGAACGCCTGAAGAACAGCAGATGGTTGAACAGGCGAAACAACAACAGGCCAGTCAGCCAGATCCGGCTATGGTTGCAGCGCAAGGTCAGCTTCTTGCTGGTCAGGCTGAATTGCAGAAAGCGCAGAACGAACAGGCAGCCATTCAGGTTAAAGCATTCCAGGCACAGACGGATGCTCAGGTTGCTGCGGCAAATGTTGTGAAAATCCTCGCATCTGCCGATAGCCAGCAAAAATCTGATATCCGTGAGGCGCTGAAACTGCTCGGACAGTTCCAGCAACAGCAAGGAGACAATGCCCGTGCTGATGCAGAGCTTGTCCTGAAAAGTCAGGCACAGGGCCATGCACAACGAATGGACATCAGCAGCATCCTGCAAAAATCAACCCAGCAACAACCACAGCAGTAATTAACCCATAACGTGCAATGGCTGTCTTTATGAGGCCTTGCACCCTATTGCCTTCCGATGGGCTGAACATCGAGTAAACAGGGGTAACAAATGGACCAGATGGCAGAAAACACACCAGAAGTTGAAATCGAAACCGACGCGTCAGAGCAGATTCCTGATGATGTCGAACTGGCTGAAGAAGTCGAAACAGAAGATGGCAGTGAGTCCTCCGGCAATGATGCAGAGGAAGCTACTGAAACTGATGACGACGAATCAGAACAGGAATTCTACTTTGGTGACGAAAAGCTGGATTCGCCAACCAGCGAAGATGGCGCTGAGCATGGACTGGTAAAACACCTGCGCAAGACGATTAAAGAGAAAGACCGCGAGCTGAAAGAGCTGATGCGTCAGTCTCAGAAACCCGTCGAGCAGCAGCCGGTAATCACTCACCCACCGCGAATGCCAAAACTGGATGATGAGGACATCGGTTTCGATGAAGAAATCTACCAGCAACGCATGGCTAAGTGGGCAGAGGATAACGGCAAGTACCAGCAACAGGAGATGGCTCGCAAGCAGAAGGAGCAGGAGCTTCAGGCTGCCTATCAAGAGCGATTATCCAAATATCAGCAACGTGTTAAGGCTCTCAAAGTTCCTGGCTATCAGGAAGCTGAGCAGGCCGTACTCGAGGAAATTCCCATCGAGACACAAAACGCGATCCTGTTTGAGTCAGAGAAGCCGGAAATCGTTGTTCTGGCGCTCGGTCGCAACGCTGAACTGCGCAAGCAACTGGCAGAAGCTACCAACCCCGTAGCAATTGGTCGTCTGCTGGAACGTATCGAATCGAAGGCCAGAATCATGCCAAAAGCAAAAACCACGGCAGCCACAACCCCGACAGTTAAGGGGAGCAACGGCGCAGTAATCAATAACCTCGACAAACTGAAAGCCAAGGCGCTGGAAACTGGTGACTGGACGCCGTATTTCGCCGCTAAAAAGGCAAAAAAATAACCTATCGGAGCATTAAGCATGGCTAACCAATTAGCAAAAGACCTTGAAATCATGTTCGAAAACTACGTTGAAGGCTTTGAGGCCGCCTGCGTAGTTTCCCGTAACGCTAAAAAATTCCGTCCCGGTGATACCGCAATGCAGCGAGCAGGTGATGTTCTGTATCGTCCGCAGCATTACCACATGAACATTGAAGAAGGCCTCGATCTCAGCGGCAAAACGCCTACAGCACTGGTTCAGCGCCTTGTTCCTTCTGTGTTCAAGGAGCCGAAAAACATTCTGTACACTCTGGATGCGCGTGAAATGCGTGACCCGGAACATAAAACTGAAGCTGGTCGAGCCGCAGGTATGCGCCTTGCTGCACAGATTGACTCTGACCTGATTTCCATGGTCACGCAGCGTGCTACTAACGTGATCACGATGGCTGACTCAACCACAGGTTCACAGGGCCGTGATTTGTGGAGCTGTGCGGCAGGTATTGATGCCACCATGACGGCGATTGGTGTACCTCAGGGTATCAACCGTCGCTCTTTCTGGAACCCCTTCAACTACAAAGACCTTGCTGGCGAGCTTGGTCACCGTGCCTATGCTCAGGGCGCAACCCTGACAGCATACGAAAAAGCGCAGATCCCTCCGGTTGCGTCCTTCGATAGCTACAAGACCGATATTTCTGGTCGTGTTCCGAAGGGTACAGCAACTTCCATTACGCTGGCAGCAGCACCTGCACACAAGGTTGAAGCGAAAGATGCTAACGATATGCCAGTGGATAACCGACAGGGGACCATTACGGTATCTGCTGAAGGTTTGCAGGTTGGCGATGCGTTTACCATTGCAGGGGTGAATTCTGTACACCAGATCACCAAAGATACCACCGGGCAGCCGCAGGTATTCCGCGTTCTGGCAGTAAGCGGAACGACAGTAACTATCTCCCCGAAAATTCTGCCGCCTGACAACGCGGATGTCGCCAGCCGACCATATGCAAACGTTGATGCTAACGCGGCAAATAGCGCAGCAATCACCATTCTCAACAAGAATGCCGCACCGGCTAACCTGTTCTGGGCTGATGGCTCTGTTGAACTGATGTACGGCAAACTGGCGTTCCCGACTGGTCAGGGTCCACAGGTAATGACAGCAACCACCGAGCAGGGCGCTACGCTGATCATGTCTTACGCCTTCGACCACATCAAAGGCGTAACCACTGCTCGTTTCACCACTCTGTACGGTTGCTCTGTACTTGTTCCTGAATATACGGGCATCGTTATTGCCGGGCAGTAATTTGGGTGGGGCTTCGGCCCCATTTTTATTGGGAGAAGACAATGGCACGAACAATGCTCTATAAGCCGGGCAACATGATCACCTGTGGTCAGTTTGCTGTCGATTACATCATTGTTGATGACGAAGAAGTTAAATCTCACCTGAAAAAAGGCTGGGTAAAAACTCCTGAAGAAACCGCAACGAAGCAAAAAGTGGCTAAGGCGGAAGAAGATGGCGAAAACGAAGGGTGACCTCGTTCTAAAGGCTTTACGAAAAGCCGGGCTGTATTCCAATGCCACGTTGACAGATGCTGACCCTCAGGCAATTGAAGATGCCATTAATGACCTCGAAGACATGATGGCATCATGGCAGGCGAAAGGTATCGAGCTTGGGTATCAGTTTGCTGATACAGAAAACGGCATCATGCCGTTACCTGACGATGATTCAGGCATCCCTGCATGGGCAAATGATGGCGTCGCTTTGAAACTCGCTGTGCAAGTGTGCATGGATAACGTCATTCAGCCGTCAGACGCTCTCCTTACCGCTGCTGACAGTGCATATCAAACAATCTGTATCGCTTTAACCAAAATACCACCACTTGAGCGGCGAAATGACATGCCTCGCGGTAGTGGTAACAAAAGCGCGTATACGTGGAATCGGTTTTACATCGAGAAAGATGATCCGAGTACGTGAGGTGAATAAATGCCGATTCAGCAACTTCCACTTATGAAAGGTGTCGGCAAAGACTTCCGAAACGCCGACTATATCGACTATCTGCCAGTGAATATGCTGGCTACACCCAAAGAAATCCTCAACAGCAGCGGATATCTTCGCTCATTCCCGGGCATTGCCAAACGTTCTGATGTGAATGGTGTATCGCGCGGCGTCGAGTACAACATGGCGCAGAATGCTGTTTATCGCGTGTGTGGTGGCAAGCTCTACAAAGGGGAAAGTGAAGTCGGTGACGTCGCCGGAAGTGATCGTGTATCAATGGCGCATGGTCGGACATCACAGGCGATAGGTGTTAATGGTCAACTGGTCGAATACCGCTATGATGGCACGGTTAAAACCGTCTCAAACTGGCCTACTGACAGCGGATTCACACAGTACGAGTTAGGTTCAGTTCGCGACATTACGCGCTTACGTGGGCGTTATGCGTGGTCAAAAGACGGCACTGATTCATGGTTTATCACTGACCTTGAAGACGAATCGCATCCTGACCGCTACAGCGCACAATATCGCGCAGAATCGCAGCCGGACGGCATCATCGGTATCGGGACATGGCGAGACTTCATCGTCTGCTTTGGTTCATCGACTATTGAATATTTTTCCCTGACAGGTGCAACCACCGTTGGTGCCGCTTTGTATGTCGCACAGCCATCGCTGATGGTGCAGAAAGGCATTGCCGGAACTTACTGCAAAACGCCGTTTGCTGATTCGTATGCGTTCATCAGCAATCCGGCAACAGGTGCGCCGTCTGTGTATATCATCGGCTCTGGTCAGGTATCACCAATCGCCAGCGCGAGCGTTGAGAAAATCCTCCGCTCCTACACTGCTGATGAACTGGCTGATGGCGTGATGGAGTCTCTGCGCTTTGATGCTCATGAGTTGCTGATTATCCACCTTCCTCGCCATGTTCTCGTGTACGACGCATCTTCAAGCGCCAATGGTCCGCAATGGTGTGTACTGAAAACAGGCTTGTATGACGATGTGTACCGCGCTATCGACTTCATTTACGAAGGAAATCAGATAACGTGCGGCGATAAGCTGGAATCCATGACCGGGAAATTGCAGTTCGATATCAGCAGTCAGTATGGTCTTCAACAGGAACACCTGCTGTTTACTCCGTTGTTCAAAGCGGATAACGCCAGAGTGTTCGACCTTGAGGTTGAGTCGTCAACTGGCGTTGCGCAGTATGCTGATCGCCTTTTTCTCTCTGCAACCACTGACGGCATCAATTACGGTCGTGAGCAGATGATTGAGCAGAATGAACCGTTCGTTTACGACAAGCGTGTTCTGTGGAAGCGAGTAGGGCGCATCAGGAAAAATGTCGGCTTCAAATTGCGCGTTATCACGAAGTCACCTGTCACTCTGTCTGGCGCTCAGATAAGGATTGAGTAATGGCTGATTCGAATCTCAACACACCGGTTATTGTTCAGGCGACGCGTCTCGATACATCAGTCCTTCCACGCAATATCTTCTCGCAGTCATATCTGCTTTACGTTATCGCACAGGGTACTGATGTTGGTAATGTGGCTAACAAGGCCAACGAGGCCGGACAGGGCGCTTATGACGCACAAGTCAGAAACGATGAGCAGGATGTGATTCTCGATGACCACGATGCAAGAATCACCGCAAACACAAAAGCGATAAATCTCCTTGAGGTCAGGTTAACAACCGCCGAAGGGAAGATAGTCGTACTGCGTAGCGATGTTGATTACTTGCTGGATGAGGTTATCGATATTCAGGCGCATCTTGTCACTGTTGACAAAAGACTGGAGGGCGTAGAAAGCGATGTATCTGACATTAAGAGTGATTACGTATCGAAAACCGTAACCGAATCGCAGTCTCTTGCGTCACCACTGAATGTAAAAACATCATATTCAGTTGATGGAATTCAGGTTGTTGGAGCAAGAAATACCGGATGGACTGCAGCCACAGGTACGCCACTTCTTGGCTCATTCAACGCTAACCAGTCATACACTGTCGGCACTACGTACACACAATCCGAAGTCGCAGCTCTCGCTACAGGTTTGCAGCAGGCGCGGCAGCGTATTCTGGCGCTTGAAACGGCACTTAGATTACATGGGCTGATTGACTGATGATTACATTCAAACCAACGCGAAACATCGACCTGATAGAAGCAGTCGGAAATCACCCTGACATTATCGCCGGGAGCAACAACGGTGATGGATACGACTACAAACCTGATTGCCGTTACTTTGAGGTGAACGTGCACGGGCAGTTCGGCGGCATTGTTTACTATCAGGAGATTCAGCCGCTGACATTCGATTGCCACGCCATGTACCTGCCAGAGATTCGCGGCTTCAGCAAGGAAATCGGGCTGGCGTTCTGGCGATACATTCTGACTAACACCACCGTTCAGTGCGTCACATCATTCGCCGCACGCAAATTCCGCCACGGGCAGATTTACTGCGCAATGATTGGCCTTAAGCGTGTCGGAACCATCAAGAAATACTTTAAAGGCGTGGATGACGTGACTTTTTACAGCGCCACACGCGAAGAACTAATCGACTTCCTGAATCACGGGAGATAGCCATGTTATATGCATTTAAACTGGGCAGAAAACTGCGCGGCGAGGAACCTTATTGCCCTGAAAAAGGCGGGAAAGGTGGCAGTTCTGATAAAAGTGCAAAGTATGCCGCAGAAGCTCAGAAGTATGCCGCAGACCTGCAAAATAAGCAGTTCAACACCATCATGAACAACCTGAAGCCGTTTACTCCTCTGGCTGATAAGTATCTCGGCAGCCTCGAGAACTTATCGTCTCTGGAAGGGCAAGGTCAGGCACTTAACCAGTATTACAACTCTCAGCAGTACAAAGATCTTGCTGGTCAGGCTCGCTATCAGAGTCTGGCTGCAGCGGAAGCAACAGGTGGATTGGGTTCCACCGCAACCAGTAATCAGTTAGCAACAATCGCACCAACGCTTGGTCAGCAATGGCTATCTGGACAAATGAACAATTACAACAACCTGGCAAATATCGGTCTTGGCGCTCTTCAGGGGCAGGCAAACGCCGGGCAAACATATGCCAACAACATGAGTCAGATTTCACAGCAAAGCGCGGCGCTGGCTGCGGCAAACGCCAACCGACCGTCAGCATTGCAGCAGGGGGTTAGTGGTGCTGCATCCGGTGCGCTTTTGGGTGGTGGCATAGCCAGTGCTCTCGAGCTATCAACTCCGTGGGGTGCTGGTATCGGTGCTGGTCTTGGTCTGCTTGGCTCGTTGTTTTAAGGGGTAATCAATGGCTACGTGGCAACAGGGTATTAATTCTGGTGGTTTTCTGGCTGGCATCGGTACGCAAAATGAGAATGCGCCAAAGGCAAGCGACATTAACGCAACGCTTGGTCTGATCCGCGAAAACAATGAGTTGGCTCGCTCAGGTGCAAATAACGTTGGTCTGACCGCGTTACGTGGTCTGGCTGGAGTTGCTGATATTTATAAGCAGGAACAGCAACAGAAAGCGATTAATGCGTTCAATAAGGTTCATGCTGATGCATGGGCTTCTGGTGATCCATCGGGACTATTTAAGTTTGCCAAGGAAAATCCAGCGTTTGTTGCGCAGGCACAACAGGCGTTTTCCGGTCTTAATGAGCAGCAACGCAACGATATGGGCGATTTAGCCATGAGAGCTAACGTCGCTCTTTCTCAGGGACCGGAAGCCTACAGTAAATTCATTACTGACAACAAGGACAGGTTAAATCGCGTTGGCGCTAATGCTGACTGGATGATTCAGACAGGTATCCAGAATCCAGAGCAGCTATCACACATGCTGACTACTATGTCTCTCGGTGCGCTTGGACCAGAAAAGGCGTTTGCTGTTCAGGATAAGATGGTTGGTCGCCAGCAGGAGCAGCAAAGAATTAAAGAAACCATTCGCAATAATGACATGACGAATGCGAGGGCTATTAGGGGTCAGGATCTTTCCTATAAGGCTCAAATGGCAAGACTGAATCACGACAAGTATGTGTTTAAGCAGTCACAGGCGGCCCTTGAAAGAGCAGGACAACTTCAGGATATGGATGTTTTGTCTCTTAACTCACAGATAGCAGCGACGGGAATTGATCCGCTAACCGGTAAAGCTGCAACGTCAGCCAGAATGTCTCAGGCTAAGAGATGGCTTGATGGCAACAATAATTACAACAATGCGTTAATTACTGGTGAGCGAGGGATAGAGAAAATTGATTCTTTGCTTGGTAAGAAGGAGCTTGAAGGTATTGGTCGCTTCGAAGGAAGAAATATAGATGGCTTCACAAGTGCTGAAGGGCTTGCAAACCGTAATGCGATAGAAGAATTAAAGTCGGGGGCGTTTGTCCAGAACGTGCAGACTATGCGAGGTATGGGTAGCCTCTCCAATGCTGAAGGCCAAAAACTGGAAAACCTGATCGCGAAACTCGATATAACACAGCCTGAAGAGGTCGTCAGAAAACAGTTATCTGAAATCCGATCGCAATATTCTGTATTTCAAAAGGTTGCAGCAAGGGAGGCTGAATCAATGGGATATAGTTCATCAGGTTATGACACATATGTTAGTGAGCGAAAATCAGGAAGCGACAGCAATAAGTCCGGTTTCTCGTCTTTATGGGGTGATTAATGGCTAAAGCATGGAAAGATGTTATCGCTTCTCCACAGTATCAGGCGTTAACTGAAGAACAGAAAGCACAGGCTCAAGCGCAATATTTTGATGAGGTTGTTGCCCCTAAGGCTGGTGACAAATGGGCTGAAGCAAGAGATCAGTTTTATGCAGCATACCCTCCGCCTCAGCAGCAGAAAGAAGAACCATCATTGATGCAACAAGCTGGCGATTGGCTCACTGGTGGTCAAAGTGCAGGGCAAATTGCAGAACAGGCTGGTCGTGGTCTGGTAAACATACCATTTGACGTATTGCAGGGTGGCGCAAGTCTGATTAATGCAATCAGTCAGGGGCTTGGTGGGCCAAAAGTATTGGATGATGTCTATCGTCCAGTAGACAGACCGACAGACCCCTACGCTCAAGCTGGAGAAACAATTGGCGGGTATTTAGTTCCAGGAGTTGGAACGGCAGGAAGCATGGCTATTGGATCACTGGCAGAGGCCGCAAATCAGAAAGGTGATTTCGCACAAAATGCAGCTAAAAATGCCGGAGTTAACCTTGCCGCTCAGGGTGTTCTTTCCGCAGCAGCAAAGGGAATAGGGCGTGGAATAACGGCTATAAAAGGTGATATTGCGCCAGAAGTGGCGAAGAAAATTGCCACATCAGAATCGATGGGCGTGACACCAATGACATCTGATGTTATCCCGCCGAAAAATGCTTTCACTCGCGGACTTACTCAGGATGCTGAGGGGGCTTTGCTCGGGACAGGCTCAAAGCGAGCGGAGCAATATGCAACGCGTAGTAAGCTGGTAAGCAATTATTTTGACCGTTTTGGTGAGTACAACCCTGATGATGTGGTGAAATCTCTGACCACCACGTTAAGGGGACGGAAGGATGCCGCTGGCGCTGTTATCAATGACGTCACCAATAAAATGGGTAATGCCGCAGTTGATACCACAAATACCATGAATGCTCTGAATACAGCGATCGCAAGACAGGAACGGCTTGGGACGTCTGCCAATCAAAGCCTGCTTACATCCTTGCGTAACCTACGTGAAGAATTAGCAAACCCTGCAACTGATTTGGATGTTACGTTTGATCTCTTGCGTCAGCACAGAACAGCATTTAGATCCAATGTTCAGGGAGATGCTATGGTCTTCCCCAACCAGGCAAAAGCAGCTACCAATATGGTAGAGAATGCAATGTCAAAAGATCTTCGTAGCGCAGTTGCAAAAAACCTCGGTGCATCAGACGCAGCAAAATACCTTAAAGCAAACTCCGATTATGCAAACGTTTATAATAAGGTGCTTAATAAAAACATTGCTAACAAGCTCAACAAGGCAAGCAGTGAAGCCAGTCCTGAACTTATAAATACCGTTGTATTAAGCAGAAAGCCATCTGACGTGAAACGAATCTGGAGCGCATTGGATGATAAAGGGAAAGATGCTATGCGTGCAGCTTACGTCAGCAAAATAGCGGAAAAGGCCGGTGACTCTCCAGCCAAGTTCATCACTGAAGTTAATAAGCTTAAATCTCAGTCAGGCGGTGAAATTTACAACACTATTTTTTCTGGAAAGCACATGAAAGAGCTTGATGCTCTTCATGAAGTTCTACAGCAAACAGCAAGGTCAGACACCGCAAATGTAGTAACTCAGACGGGGCAATCACAAGCCAACAGGATAAGGACGATTGGCGCAACTGCGACTCTTGGAGTATCAATGGGGCTTGAGGCTGGCTTTGGTGCAATGATGCGTTTGTATGAGTCCAAAGCCGCAAGGAATATGCTTCTTCGTTTGGCAAACACCAAAGCAGGAACACCAGCCTATGAAAGAGCGCTAAATAACGCTGCGAATGCCATCAGACCGCTGTTTGCTACTGAGGCAACACAGCAGTAACGTATGGGAAATTGGATTCAATCGCTAACATTTTCTTTTTACTTTTCCAACAAAAGCTTTGGTTGAATCCATATTTCCATAACCGGAAATGGTTTTTGACATTAAAACTGTTCCAGTAGGATGTATTACCCATGAGTCGATAACGCGTTGAGTTTCGCCATTCGCGCCGATTCCTATGATGGAGTTTTTAGACAATGCTTTGTAAGCCATGCCGCCCGCATCTGTCCCAGAATATGTGATGCTGGCATCTTCACCGCTTGTCTTAATGATGAATGTTCCACTAAAACCATCTTCTTCCGGATGGAAATTATTTCGTTCTGAATAGCTTATTCCGCGCATATCTCCAACGACCCAGCACTCTGCTGTAGCCTCAAAAGATATGAATAAGAACATAGCAGCAAGAAATCGCTTCACACCAACCTCCTTAGTTTTGTGCAGGATACCATGAAAAAAGTTAACATTGGAAACGTACCAAAGATGCTCGTTCCGCTCTTTGAGAGCGGTACAATTGTGTTTTGTAGAGACTTTCCAGAATGGCAACGCCTGCATCAAAAACTTGGCGTTGACGTGCATGACTCGGACGCCAACGGAGCGTCTCATACAATGAGTAGCGAGAATGGTGTTTTGCATGTGATAGGCGTGTTCAATGGCAAACTATCTACTATTGCCCATGAGTGCGCTCACATGGCATTCGATATCTGCTCAAGGGTAGGTGTTGATGTTGAACCAGGAAGAGCCAACGAGACTTACTGCTACTTAATGAGCAGGCTTGTTGAGTTCTGCGAGCGACATATCAAAAAGCCGGAGTGACCCGGCTTGATTATTACTTTTTGCTGTCTGGAGTTCGCTTATCCAATACCCAGCCATGACCTGGCTTTGTTGTTGGTGGAAGCCTTTCGTTGTCCTTGACGGTTGCAAAATTGTCTTTCTTACCGCCGCGTGGGCCAACTTCTTGGTATATTCCGCCGTTTTTTCCTGTGTTTTCACCTGGTTTTTTCGCCATGATATACCTCAACATATACCCGTTATTGGGCGATTAAATATTGATCTCATTTTATAAGTAGTCAATATGGTCCAAAAAAGGCAAAAATTAACCCACCTTCAGGTGGGTTTTTTGTTTAGCAGTTCTCTCAACTTTTCGTTCTGCTCTCTGAACTTTTCCTGTATTTCTTTTTGCATGGCGATAACCTGGGCTTGAAGTTGAACTAGCGCATCAACATTTAGCGGAACCGAGACGCTGTTGATTTTATCTGCTATTTCCCCGAGTGTATTTTCTGCATTCAAGGCATCTTCCAGTATCTGAACAATCTCTGAGTTCATTGATCTGCCGTTACGTTTTGCTCGTTCAGCTATAGCATCCCGCATTCCTGCAGGAAGCCTGATATTGAACCTATCCATTTCATGACTAGGGAACTTGCTCATATGACCTCAACGTAAAGATGTTCGCTAAACAATAGCACCAACTTGACATCAAAATAAATGGTGTTAAATTGGTTCTAGAACCAAGTTGGTATCATTGTGGGAGGATTACTTATGAAAGATGTGCTTTACACAGGTCGTAAAAGTCAAAGTTTCCAGCTTCGTTTGCCAGCGCGAATGAAGGAGGAGATTAGACGTGTTGCTGAAATGGATGGAATTTCTATCAACTCTGCGATTGTGCAGCGACTGGCTAAAAGCCTGAGAGAGGAAAGAGATAATGCCCAATAAAAATAGTGAAGCCCGGCAGTGCGCGAACACAAACCGGGCCTCTATGTCAGTAACCGTATGCAAGGAAACTAACATGAATATTGTAGCAAAATCAGATTACAACTTCCACGGAGTTGAGTTGGTGCCCACCCGTGATATGCATGGTGTTTGGTTTACATCATCTAATATTGCATCTGCACTTAAATACGCAAATAGTCGTGCAGTAACAATGATTTATAACAAGTATAGCGATGAGTTTAGCGCCGGAATGACTCAGGTACTCGAAGTGAGTACCTCAGGAAATTATCGCAAAAAAGTGCGAGTTTTCTCACTACGCGGTGCCCACCTAATCGCGATGTTTGCTCGCACTCCGGTAGCCAAAGAGTTCCGCCGCTGGGTGCTGGATATTTTGGATCGGCAGACAGAATGCTCACCGATTGCAAAACAGTTCACTGACGAAGAGCTGGTTAATCTCTGCTACTTACAATTGTGGATGGAGAAGAGTCAACAAATGTGCAAACACATCTACCCAGGAATGAAGCAAATTGGTTCTGAGCTTTCAGGAAGGATTTACGATATTGCATATGAGACTCGCTACATGTCAGAAGAAACCAAGAAATCACTTCTTCGTGAAATGAAGAATCTTGATACCAACAATTTTGTCGTAAAGAACGCTCAGCCAATGCTGGCAAAACTTCGCGGCGAGGAATGGATTCATTGATTGGTGCACAGGACGGCGCAAAAGAAAACCGCCAGTGTGCTGCTGGCGGCCTATGTCACACACTTACTACCACATAAGGAATGCCTAATGACTTTTAAGAATGTAGCAAACATCGGATCCGTTGTCACGGATAAAACCATTGACAGCCAAAGTCTTCTGATGATGGTTAATGAAGCTCGCAAGTTATGTGGAGAGCCATCAGTACGTAACAACAAATTCATCGAGAAAATTGAGGATGAATTGGAAGGCGAGACCTACACAAAAAGTGTAGGTCGGAAAAACGGGGCTGACATTGATGTTATCTCCATGACTATCAAGCAGGCGCTTCGTGTTGCTGCTCGCGAATCTAAAGCAGTTCGCCGAACACTTGTAGACAAACTTGAAAGTATGCAGGAAGCGCACATTAAAAGCGGTAAATCAGCGAGTGGACTTGTTGAGTATCGTCAAGCGCGAACATTGAAAATGACGGTTGAAGCTGTTACCAATCTGTTCGATCTGATGCCAAATCTTGCGCCGGAGGCAAAGCAGACAGCGGCAGCAAGTATAATCAACCCGCTCGTTGGTTTTAATGCAATACCTCTTCCGGCAATAGAAGAGCATTACTACTCAGCAGGGGAGGTTGCAGAGCAGCTTGGAGTAACGGCCAACAAGATTGGTCGCATTGCTAACGCAAACAACCTCAAAACTGAGCAGTACGGGAAGTTCTTCCTGGATAAATCTGCGCATTCCAGCAAACAGGTGGAAGCGTTCCGCTACAATGAGGAAGGTGTTAAAGCACTACAACACCTGATTCATGGGAGTAATGTTGCATAATGGCAAAGAAAAAATATGGCATTATGCCGCCAAGAATCAAAGGAAGAGCCAGGGTAAAAGGCGATGCTGGAAGGTATCACATTCTTGGAGTTCTGTGGCATGAGAGAGCTTTAATTTTAAGTAGACCTCATGGGTACATTGAAAAGGTATCTATAGATAGAGTAGAGATTCTTCCCCTTACACCTGAAGAAGAAGAAACGTACGGACTTTTTGATAACTAACCAGCTAAACCCGCTTAATCGCGGGTTTTTTCTTTTCTAAGGATATCAGCCGCAACTTCTTTTACTCGCTCCGAGATTAATGAGGCCAACCTCTCTTCTTCATCACGATACCCGCTTACAGGTGATGGTTTGGAGAGTGATTCTTCCATCGTAGCCACAATTTCGGAATTGATAGACCTGTTATTCATTTTTGCACGCTGCTTAATCTTAGCGTGCAACTCGTGCGTAAGCCTCAAGTGGAACTGCGCCTCATCGTATTTGCTGTACATCATCAATGCCTCACCAAATGGGTGGAATGGCATCGTAAAACCTACTGTACAAATCAACAATCGTACCATTTCGGTATGCAACAAACATCAACCGTAGCCATGCTGCGGCGATTCCTTGTATCTGGAGCAAATTAAATGACAGACATTACAGCCAATGTGATCGTATCGATGCCTTCGCAACTCTTCACTATGGCTCGTTCTTTTAAAGCCGTAGCTAATGGCAAAATTTATATCGGTAAAATTGACACTGACCCGGTAAATCCTGAAAACCAGATTCAGGTTTATGTGGAGAACGAAGACGGCTCTCACGTTCCTGTTTCGCAACCAATCATCATTAACGCTGCTGGTTACCCGGTATATAACGGACAGATTGCCAAATTCGTAACTGTGCAAGGCCATTCTATGGCCGTTTATGATGCATATGGAGCGCGGCAGTTTTATTTTCCTAATGTGTTGAAGTATGAGCCTGACAGATTCAAACAAGAACTATCCTCTAACTCTGGTTCTGAACTTGTTGGAACAGATCTTGGTATGAATCTTCATGAGGTATTGCATGATTTAACAGACAAATCTCAATTTGTTACACCTGAGCAATTCTATGCAAATCATCCAGGAGAAACTGACTGGGCTGTGATGA